GGGTTCTCGAATGGTACCTAGAATGGGGACCGTTTGAGAAGTTCCTCCAGCGACGTGCCGCAAAAGGGAAGCATACCCCTGCACTAGATAATAGACCGGAACTCTACGAGGATTTGTATCCGGCGTTTAAGGCTTTTGGAGAACTCCACCGCGCACGTGCGGTAGGGTTTGGCGCGTCGCCTTTGGCTGTGCATGATGTTCTTGCGTGGTTAGACATGCACGGCTACGATGGTGAGTCTCGAATTGACATGTTTGAGCTAATTAGCGCAATGGACGCACGATGGCTTGAATGGGCCCGACTCCGGGAACAGGAGAAGGAAAAAGAAAAAGATGCCGGTTCTTCAAGCAGCAATAGACGCTAGAGGCGCAACTGCTGGAGCTAAAACATTTAGCGCAGCTACTCAGCGAATCCGCGCAGAATCCGGCCGGACTGCTAAGTCCGTGGGAGCTCTTAGCGGCAGCATGGCGAGTGTTGGAAGAGCCGCAGGCACCATGCGCAGGATGATCGGGGGACTTTTTGTTGGTATTGGTGCCACAATGGCGGTTAGATCTGCTATTAAGGTTAACAAGGAATATGAGTTTAGCATGGCAAAACTTCGCGCTGTTGCAGGTGCAACAGACGAGGAGTTTGCACGTATGGCCAAGACGACGCGACAACTTGGCGCCACTACGAGATATTCCGCCTCCGAAGCCGCAGAGGGCATGTTAGAGCTCACCAAAATGGGTTTCTCTGTGGAAGAGTCAATTGCGGCAGCGGGAGCTACTTTGAACTTCGCCACTGCTGGCTTTATTGGATTGGCCGAAGCGTCGGGAATTGTGGCGGCGTCGCTGAAGCAATTTCAGTTGGGCGCTAAAGAAACAAATAGAGTGGGCAACGTTTTCATTAACACTGCAAATAATTCAGGTGCAGCAGTTACGGACATGGCCGAAGCTATGAAGATGGCTGGCGGCGTTATGGCGTCTACTGGAAACTCAATTGAAATAACTGCTGCTGCCGTAGGTGTCTTAGGCGACCGTGCAATCAAGGGGTCTATGGCTGGAACTAACCTGCGAGGCATCATGGCTGCTCTAATGGACCCAACAACAAAGCTGACAAAAGCGCTAGGAAAGCTGGGCATCAGTTACGATGAAGTCAACCCTGAGAAGAAGAACCTAATTGAAATATTCGAGCGTTTTCACAAAGCCCAAATGTCCGCCAGCGACGCAACTGTTATCTTTGGCAGACGTAACTTTAACGCCGCTCTCGCACTGGCTTCTTCTATTCCGAAATGGAAGGAATTATTAAGCATCTATGAAGATACGGGCAGTGCTATGGAGAGCAACGCCGCGATCATGAGAGAGACACTCACAGGCGCGCTGGCTCAGATGCGTTCCGCTTGGGAAGAGCTAATGCTCAAGATGGGAGAAGCTGGGTTTCTTCCAGGAATACGGCGAGCTGTAGATACAGTTACAGAGTTGATAAGAATCATAGGAGCAACGCCTGCGGAAATAGAAAAAGCAAGTGTTGCCGCGAGAACGTTCCACACAATTCTGGAGGACACGAAGTGGGTGGTTGAGGGTATAGTTAATGGATTTAAGGCATTGACTTTACTCAGAGAAACCGCAGCCGGGCCAAAAACTATAGGAACTGAAGATTTCAAGCGTGCAACTGAACTACGTAAACTTATACAGGATACAAAGGAATTAATAGTTAGCCAGGAAAAGCTATTGGCTCGCCCCTTTGTTCTATTTAGGTCTCGTCAGGAAAACTGGTTGGTGGAGCTGCGAGGCGATCTCAAGACTTATGAACAAGAACTCTCAGGCTTGATGGATAAAATGCTAAAAGACCTCGTTCAAGCACCACGGGAAGCAGCAGAGCAGTTAAATGAAATTGCCAAACTCAACGCAGAAGCGGCTGCTATAATAAGCAAAGAGATCGCAGAGATGAGAAGAGCTGAGGCTGCTATATTTGCAGTCCCGTTGACAGGCATTCCACTAGCTAATATTCGAGACCAGTTTGCTGAGATAGAGGAAGCTGCACTTAAAATGGCTCTCACTATTCAGAAGCCATTCGAGATGATGGGAGCGGAGCCCGCAGCAAAGGGGTGGCAGGATTATTGGGTGATGCTCGATAACCTTCGGTTTGAGTCTACACTAATAGGTAAGACTAATGAAGAGCGGCGAAAAGCAATCGAACTCCACAGAATGGAAGCAGTTCTCCGCGCCGGTGGTATTACGAATCAGCAAATGATTAATCAGGCATTGCTGCAGTACGGGACGATTCTTGATAGCATTGCGGAAAAGGAAAGCACCTGGCAGAAACAGCAGGCAGAAATATATAAGCTTCGACATTTAGCAGATGACATGGGCGATGCGTTTGGAGTCGCATTTGAGCGCATGATCATGGGTTCTCAGAGCGCAGGAGAGGCTTTGCGATATTTATACATGGAACTAACTCAACTAGTTTTACATGAGTTTTTCACAGTTCCGTTGGCGAGTATGATTTCTAGTGGAATCCGCAGTCTGATGGTGAGCGCATTAGGTGCGCCTGCAGGAGTTGCAGCGGCAACACCAATGGCAAGTGGTGGAATCATTGAACGTCCGACTCTGTTTCCTATGGCAAATGGGTTTGGCCTTGCTGGCGAAAGAGGGCCCGAAGCTATCATGCCGTTGAAGCGGACGTCTAGTGGAAAACTGGGCGTGCAAGCAGAAGGTAGAAGCAACATTAATATCACAATGAACATAACGACACCAGATGCGGACAGCTTCCGACGTTCCAGAGGGCAGATTATGCGCGACCTTTCGCGTATTGGGAGGTTGCAATGAGTTTCCACGAAACAAGATTCCCCACAGACATTAGCTATGCTTCTATCGGAGGTCCTGGATTCAAAACAAGCATCATTGAGGTTGACAGTGGCGCTGAAGAGAGAGTTTCGCGCTGGGCATCAGCACGGCATAGATATGACGTGGCATACGGAATCAGAAGTCTTACACAGTTATCTACTCTAAAAACATTTTACATGGCTCGTCGGGGTGCTGCCTACGGTTTCAGGTTCAAAGATTGGCTGGACTTCACAAGCGCGGCCAATGGAATAGCTGACCCCGACGATGAGGACCAACAGTTAGGCGTGGGGGACGGCAGCACAAAAACTTTTCAGCTCATTAAGATATATACTTCCGGTGCTGTAGAACGCACGCGCACAATTACGAAACCCGTTCCGGATACCACTATTATTGCTATTGATGGCGTGGCGCAGTCATCTGGGTGGTCTGTGAATACTGCTACAGGATTGGTTACGTTCACATCTGCCCCGGCGGTGGATGAAGTTGTTACCGCTGGTTTTGAGTTTGATGTGCCCGTGCGGTTCTCCCAAACGTCGGATGATTGGCTGGGAGCTAGTATTGATTCCTTTGAGACTGGTTCGCTTCCCAGTATCCCGTTAGTGGAAATTATTGAGGCATCACAGATTAGCGGAGAGTTCTATTTTGGCGGAGCATTTGAGGCGACTTATGATGCTGATTTTTCCATATCACTTCTCAATGGGCGTGTGCAGTCGCTTATCACAACAGTCATTGACCGCTATGCAACATTGCCCGACTATACTAACTTGCCAGAGGGTGGACCATACTTCTACTTGTACAACAATGGAAGTCAACTCATCATCGTCAACGACCATACGGATTCTTTCGTGGCTAACTTGACTGCGGGATGTTTTCTCATTCTCGTTCTGGGGCCAAACGGCTGGATAGCTAAGTGACATGACAATTTCACGTGCAAAGTTCTATGGTGGTGCTCGAAGCTACACGGGTTCGTCTAACATAACGCTAGTTCCGGGCATCGAGCGTGTTTGGGACATCACACCAGAAGTAGACAATCTCAAGGTATTTCTCCCAGATGCACGGGAGCTAATGTGTGGTGGGCCACACTTTTATGTTGTCAACTCTCATGGAACTAATCATATTTTGCTCCGTGATGCTGGCGATAATGCCGTGCGCACAGTTGATCCCGCTTATATGTCGGCTGTCTCGTTGTATGATAACACAACGGAAAACGGAAAATGGTTTGGCACACATACAACACATTGCACACCAACCTGTGGGGATTCTCACGACTACTTTGAGAGGACAGAGGACCCTTTGACAGATAACGGAAACTGGATTCTCTACACTCAGAGCGGGGACGATCTGGCCACGGAAAAGCCCGGGGATACTGGAACTTGTTATCTGTACTCTGGAACGCCAAGCCCTCATGATTCGGAAAGCTGGGCATATCGCAAGCTTCGCGTTTGCAGCGAGGATATGGAAGTAATAACTAGCTGGGGTGGTGACGTAACTGGTGAGGGCATTTGTACTATTCGCAACTTTGCAAGGTTAGTGAACCGCAGAGAGATGGCGGATTGTTACATCGGCGAAATCGTTTTTGATTTTGACAACACCACATCTGGCTACTACATTTACAAGCGGGAAAATGGCAGTGACTCGTTGCTCGGCTCCACCGTCGAGGGTGCAGGCATGTCCTGGGAAACGGGGCAGGGTCTTGTGTTCCGCGTTTATGGCAATGACCTATATATGCTTTATAATTCTGTTGAAAAACTTCACGTAGAAGATGCAACTGGGCCTCGCGGATGCTATGCCGGTTTTGGCTTGAAAACATCGAGCGTTAAAGCTGGTCAATATCATAGAGCATTAACTTGGCTTGTGCAGGCATATACGCCATGAGTATTTACATGAATGAGAACGTTGAAGCTCTAATGAAGCAAGGCTGCCATTGTCTTGCTACATGCTGGAAAATAGAACGCGCAGACGGCGTAATCTTCTACTTCACGGATAGCTCAGTATCAGTTGACTTAGGTGGGCATACATATACGCCAGTTGGTGGGTTTGACGCCAGTGCGAGGCAGACGAAATCAACATTGTCTGGTGAAAATCTGGAAGTGGTCGGCATAATTAGTTCTGATGCTATTACGGCAGATGATCTTCGCGCCGGACTTTTCCGGGAAGCTAAGGTAACGGAAACACTTATAGATTGGAGATATCCGTGGGCGGGTGCGATTGCAACATGCATTTATTGGATTGCAGAAACGCGATTCACGGAAGAGCGGTGGGAGGCACAAGTTCAAGGGCTCACGCGCTGGCTTGATCCTCTAATTGGCGGAGTGTATACTCGTAACTGTCGGCATAAGTTGGGCGACAATCTTTGCCAGGTTAACTTAGCCGCTTATACAGAAAGTGGCGCAGTCGCCAGTATTGTCACTGCTAAGTTTTCGTTTACAACTTCGTCCCCTCTTAGTGCGGCTGCTCCTGCGTTTGACTATGGCAAGCTCGTCTGGACATCAGGTGATAACAATGGCGTCACATCCGAGATCAAAAAGGAAACAGGGAACTCAACGTTAGAGCTTCAGCTCCCAACACCATTTGACATTAAAATAGGGGACAGCTTCGATGCGACACAGGGGTGTGACAAATTGGTGGATACATGCAAAACACGATTTAGCAATTTTGATAACTACGGCGGTTTTCCGCTCATTCCTGGCAATGATAAGATGATGCAAGCTCCATCAGTAACATGAACATAAGAGCGCAGATAGTTGAGGAAGCACAAAGCTATGTTGGAACACCATTCCAGCATCAGGCGCGCCTAAAAGGGATTGGCGTGGATTGCGTTGGACTTGTGATTGAAGTAGGGCGCACAGTGGGTTTGTTGCCTGCTAATTATGAGAACACAAGTTATAGCAAACCACAATACCCGCGCAAACCTGACGGCACAACATTGATGCGAGAACTAACGGCACACATGCAGCTAATAAACCCCATTGACGCCAGAGTGGGAGACGTTCTTGTGTTCTGGCTGAACGCTAAAACACGTCGACCGCAGCATATTGCGTTTGTGACGAATAAAGGGATGCTTCATACGTACGCAAACGTTGGCCGGGTTGTGGAACACAGAATAGATGACAAGTGGAAGCGGCGCATTTGCGCTGCGTTCCAATTCCGGGGAATTGAGTAGATTAAATGTCCACACTGGTATTCACAGCGGTGGGTGCAGCTTACGGCGGGCCGTGGGGTGCCGCTATCGGCTCGATGGTGGGCGGATTCATCGACACAGCGTTTATTTTCCCGGCACTATTCCCAACAGATAGGCCAGAAGCACAAGGAGCAATCGGTCCCCGCCTCGACTTGATGAATCTACAAACAGCTTCCGAAGGTTCCCCCATCAACTACTGTATAGGCCCAGGCACCAGGATGACGGGAACGTTGATTTGGATTAGTGACATTTGGACTAATGTTATATACGAGGAGGTTGGGGGAGGTGGTGGGGGAGGTAAGGGTGGAGGTAGCGATGAAGATTATGGGGGAGGCGTTATAGCACACTATCATCATTACGTAGGGCTAGCTTGCGCTATCTGCGAAGGCGAAATAGATCATGTAAATAAGATTTGGGCTGATGGTAAACTAATATATGACCGCACTGGAAGTGGAATGGCTGCGGGTGTTTGCACAAACTACACCATTTATAATGGAACTACGACGCAGTCGCCAAACTCTTACATCGAGGCAGCAACAGGAGAGGATGCACCGGGATTCCGGGGAATCGCATACATAGTCTTTGAGGCTTTGTATATCAACCCGTGGGGTAACCGCATCCCGCAGTTTTCATTTGAAGTAGAAGCCGACACAACGATGACAGTATCCGGCGCACTCGATGCTATTTTAGAGCGTGCCGGGATTGGCTCGGATGAGAGAGATACAAGCGGTGTGTCGGGAGATTTTAAAGGTATGATAGTCCCTGGTTTGCAGAGTGCGCGGAGGCTATTAGAACCAATCGTCATTGCATACGATTTGCAAACGAGAGAGACAAATGGGAAGCTTGTTTTTGAGCAACGTGATAATCTCCGTGCGGTAACAGTAAACGCCGACGATCTGGCGGCACATGAGGGAAGCGCGGAAGAGACCACAAGACCCGCTATGTTGGCCGATCAGATGAGTGTTGATTTCCCAGAAAAGGTAACTATTCAGTATCTAGATATTGAAAATGATTACCAACAGGGAAGCCAAGTAGAGACTAGAATTGACGCACCACGCGGCACGGCTATTAGCATGAGCTTGCCACTGTCTCTTGATTCAGCAGCGGCGCGGACAATTGCCATGCGTGAACTTTGGTATCCGTGGTTGAACCGCCAGGTAGTTCAGTTTAGTTTACCACCATCATACTTTTATCTCAGGCCTAATGACATTATATCCACTACGATTTTTGACAACGCACTCGAACTAATGGTCCGCAGAATAGACCGAGGAAACAATGGCGTTGTAGCAGTTGAGGCCGTCGTGTTAGTGACAGGCGCAAGCTATGACGGCGATGGTGATAGTCCTCCACCTCCAGATGATGACGTCTACACACCGCCCGAAGTTTTTCTGGCGATCATGGACCTTGGCCCTTTGAACGATGCACACAGTCTAAATGCCGGTTATTATTCTTGCTGCTGCGCTGATGATATAGATGCTATGTGGAAAGGCGCAGGGCTATATGCCAGTGGAGACCAAACTAACTACGCACTTGTTGGCTCTCATCCCGCAGAATCAAAAATGGGGACTCTTAGTGGGACACTGGCAGCTGGGCCCGTCGGATATTGGGATAGAGTCCACGTGGCAACAGTTGTTATGAAACACGGCGCGTTGGAGAGCAAATCCGAAGCGCTCGTTCTTGCTGGAGAAAACTGGTGTCTTATTGGCGAGGAGATTATTGGATTCCAAAATGCTACGCTGGTTGACACAAATACGTATGAGCTAGATACGTTGCTGCGAGGATTGCGCGGCAGCGACGCTGAAACGCTAACTCACGCAGATGGCGAGCGGTTTGTTTGTCTAAACAGTGGCGGCGTGCTCTTTCGTCCGATTAACCTTGCTGTGGTGGATACTCCCCGCAGGTTTAAAGGCGTTGCGTTTGCCGATGACATTGACACAGTAGACTATCAAGACGTGACACTTGAAGGCCAGAATCTAATGCCCTTTTCGGTTTGTGAAGTGCATGGAACACGGGATGGATCAAACAACCTAACTATCACGTGGATTAGACGCACTCGCGCCATCATTAATGTGTTTGGCGCTCCCGGGGCTCCTCTTTTGGAAGCTGCGGAGGAATACGAAATTGACATCTGGAGTGGTAGTGCTGTGTTGCGGACGTTGACATCAACAACACCAACTACAACATATACCGCCGCACAACAAACAGCAGACGGTTTAACTCCGGGCGACCCTGTTACGGTGAGGATATATCAAATGTCTGCTAGTGTTGGTAGAGGGCACATGAAGGAGGCAACCGTATGAGTGATACTCCAAACCTTGCGCTTCCGCTTCTATCGGAAGGACAAGGAAGTGCACACGTAACACATAATGAGGCGCTTAACCGCCTTGACGGTTTGGTCCTTCTATCAATAGAAGATCGAGACCTAACTACGCCGCCAGGGGGAGAAAGCAATGGTGATTGTTATCTAGTAAAAGCAACAGGAACTGGAGCTTGGGCTGGGCACGACGGTGAAATTGCAATCTACTATGATGGCTGGTTATTTGCTACAGTAGAAGAGGGATGGCGTCTCTGGATCCGCGACGAAAACCTATTTGTTATATATAATGGGTCTACCTGGGGGGAGGTGGGAACCTCGGGCATCGTCGAGGGGATTACGATTGACTTTGATGGTGGCGGTTCACCTCTTGTCGTGGGCACCAAGCGTCGCTTTGAAATTCCCTTTGATGGTGAGTTTAATCGTGTTACGATGGTTGCCGACGTTTCGGGCAGCGTTGTTTTGGATATCTGGAAAGATACATATAGCAACGCACCGGCAACGGACGAAGATTCAATTACAGCAAGTGCACCTCCAACTATATCCTCTGCGATTAAGTCACAAGATTCTACACTTACGGATTGGACAAAGACATTTAGCGCCGGTGATTGTTTCATCGTCAACGTGGACTCTTGCACGACTATTACTTATGTGTCAATGTCCCTTAAGGCAACGCGAACATGATTATTGTCGTAGGACACTCGCCAGCGGCGGGAAACGGAGGGCCAGAGAACACGTGCAATTCCTGCAGCCCAGCCATTCCCGACGATCTTAATTTCATTGGTTCTGACTTCGCCTTCGATTGGGCCATTCTAAATGATACTATAAAGCTCTCTTGGACAGCAGGTTGTAATTGGCATTACACCTTTGGGGGAGGTGAAACATTAGACCTTGATTGGGGTGGAAGTCGTTGGGAGTTAGCTTTCTTTAAGAACTCAACATGTAAGTGGACAAGCACGAATGAGGGACCCACAGACTCTTGTGCGCCCCAGGCAGTTTGGTGGACAAATGCAATGCCGCCAGGCGCAAGTGGAAGTGGCTGCGACAATCCTGACTCGGACGACGGCTCCTGGCAATCGGATGTTGAGATAGCTAACGTGCCGTAAGTAATAGGAGAGCATGATGTCACTAGAGCTAGCAAATTTGCCGAAATGCTGGCGCGGCAGTGGTCGCCTCTGGTTTCTGTCAAAGGGTGCATCGCCCGTTGATGATGAAGGCGTTTGCGTCCAGAATGTAGATGTGCGAGGCGTCGTCGGGACAACATACTCAAATCAATGCTATTGCCTGTACTACAGTTGCTTTGTCAACCCAAATGGACATACGTGCAGGCAATGCAAGGATCATCTCTGGCCCTATATTGAGCGGTGGCGCGTTAAGCTATTGCCAGAATTGATGAAGCTTGGAGACGATAATTTTACAGCAGCAGAAATCATTGAGGACGTGCGCAGATGGAAAATCGACGAGGTGCAGGCTCTCGAACTCGGCAAGGGACTTGACCTGCCACGTTTCCGCGACCGCGTAGTGGACGCCTTGCGCAACCCCCACGGTTACGAGAAATGCGACCAGCGCGGCGAGCAGCTCGAGGGCGACGCGGGTTGGCGGGACTGTCCGACGTGTCGGGGTGAGGTCAAGCTGAAAGTGTTCGCGTGTCCATATCATCCCGAAGGTGTAACAATCCCACAGGAGTGCCGAACTTGCGAGCATCGTGTTCTGAAAGCACCAAGGCGTGAATGAATTAGATTTTCATCCCCCTCCTGTGACGGCCCCGGTTCACATTTTGCAGCGAGCAGCGTGGGAATGTGGACCGGGGCACCTTTGACTAAAACTAAAACGCCCTCATTCATAAGGGAGGATACCCTCTCCTCTAATTAACTAATTCCTACTATGCCTCTCCCTCTGTCCAAAACGCCCTCATTAGTGGGGGCCCTTCGAGGGTCCCCCTCCCCCACCCATGAGGGCGTTTTGGCGAATGTCCGCGCGCCCCGCATCGTGCCGCACCAAACGTCTTGTCGGCCACGTGACGCGCGAGGATCGCACGTGTGCGCGCCCCGCGACGCGGGCGTGGAAATCTTCGATGCGGCCGCTTGAACGCGTCTACGGGCCTTGTGGGCGTCCTGGTGGCCGATGACGTAAGTCTTTACCACCACAAGACTTGCGACGTTTCTTGGATGGATATGTCGCCAGAAATGCCCTAACCTCAAGCAGAGCAAAGACTTAGGGCGAAACGTGCGGCGCATTTTGAGGGCCGCGCGTCCGACGCCCCGGAAAAATCAAAAAAGTTGTCGCCCTAAGTCCTTGCCACCACAAGAGTTATGGAATCCCAAAAGATTTTTTCAGGATTTCATTTCCATTCGTCGATATGTGGTGTATAGTAAGGGCAGAAAATCGATCCTTGACAACACGACGCGATCCAGACCGGGCGAAAGAGGTTCAGGAGCCGGTTGAAAAAGCCTCAAAGAAAACCACGGATCGCAAGGCACGAGGGCGGACAAGACCGCAAGCGAAACGCCGACGCGAAATCGAACGGCGAGCGGGCCGCCGGGTGAATATCCCGAAGCCGACTGAAACCTCAACCCGCGATAAAGCCTGAGCCGAGCGGGCCCGGTCACCCCAAAAACAACAGGGGTGGGAGCGCCGATGAGACGTGAGAAACGGAAACGCCGTTCGGTCGTACCCGCGGTGAAAAGAACGCGAGACCACCGACGCCGCCTAATCTGACTCGCGAATGGGTCGTGTTCGAATCCATTGACGACAGACAAAGGAACGGACTTCTAGGGGTTGTCCGAAGCGAGGCGCCGAGACAAAAGCGTCGAAAAACTTCTCTCATTCATCCGAAGGGGGCTTCGGCCCCCTCGCGAGCGCCCGAGCGTCGGGCGTTCACGTCAGGGCCGAAACGTGATGGGAAATTGGGAGAGGCCAATGAAGGAACTGCGGAACGCGCTTGCCACAGTGGTGGAAGTCATCAGGCTGGCGTGGGCGGAAATGGTCGAGGTTGACGACCGAACGCTTCGGAAGCAACTCGCCACGATCAAGGCAATCCGATCCAACCAGGCGTCCGCGCCTATTGGGAGGAAGGGACAATGAAGAAGGCGAAGGAGCAGGTAATTGAGCGACACGGCGAGCGCGTCATCATGCACGCGCCGGGTTTTGAGCGCCGAGAATGGATGCGATGGCCGTATGTGGTGGCAGGCCCTGACATACAACGTATAAGCTGCGCGACGCTGTCAGCGGCCCGCAAGGTGGCCAAAACTTCACACCAACCTCACACTTGAAGTAAGGAGGAGGAGGCGCGGTCGAGGGTGAGCGCAATCTGAGGACTCAGACGCGGGCGCTTTCGAGCGTCTGCGCGTGGGTCTTTGGTTTAGTCGCCAGGGTCGTGATGGGACGTTTGGAGGTGCAGGATGGTTGAGGAAAAGGCGGTGGACAGTTTGGACAGGTTTAAGCTTTCAGTTGGTGGATATTGCCGCCGACATAGTGATGATTTCTCAGCCAAGGATTTGGCTGAGATTTACGCCTATCTGCAGGCGGGTGACGGGCGGCGCGGGTGCAGAAAACTCATGAAGCTCATTGAGGCCCACCGCACAATCGAAGAGATCAACCGACTCATGGATGTGGTGAGGCTGTGAAAACACGGAGGCCTCCCGGCCTCCCTGAACGCCTGCAGCGTGCGGGCGTTGAGGTTAGCCGGGAAGTGATGGGATGAATGGAGGTGCAAGCATGAGGCTAAGTCGGCGGGCTGTGCGAGATTTGGAGGCGTCGTTGACGCCGGACGATCTCGCGCGGTTCATGACCCGCTATGCCGCAAAGGATCAGGTGACTTCGGTGGCGCGTTTGCTCCACTGTTTTCGCCCGTATCAGGCAGCACCACGCAAGGCCGATTGCGTGGCGCTGGTGCGGCGGCATGCGGAACGCGGCGACCTCGAATTTGCTGACACAAAAAGCAAACTCGAAGTAGTCGTAATCGGCAACGCGGCAACAGTGCCGCAAACGCAGGCGCTTCGAGTCTGAACTCGTTCAGATTCGCGAGGCAGCCGACCAGGACATTCAGCAGCGTAACGAAGAAATTGCACGGCTGAAGGCCACCATCGAACGCCAAGAAGCGATGCGCAGTTCCGTATTCGAGCTGCACTATCCCGACGGAACAATCAGAAAACGTGAACAGGGAGTCACACTTCCGAAGGAGTATCGAACAATACTCGAGCTCGCTTCTCAGCGCGTTCACACCATGCTTGTCGGGCCTGCAGGATGCGGAAAGTCATTTCTGGCTGAGCAGGTGGCGGAGGACTTGAACCTCAAGTTCTACGCCGTCTCCTGCTCGGCAGGAATGAGCGAAGCGATGCTGGCAGGCTGGCTTTTGCCTACGGGCAAAGCCGGCGCTTTCCAGTATGAGCCCAGTCCCTTCGTGACGGCGTACGAAAACGGGGGCGTGTTTCTGTTTGACGAAATCGACAGCGCCGACCCAAACACGCTCACATTTATCAACAGCGCCCTGAGCAATGGAGGGATGTTTGTCCCCCAGCGTTTGGGGAAACCGTTTGTCAAGCGGCACAAGGATTTCGTTTGCATCGCTGCAGCAAACACCTTCGGCAACGGTGCCGATATGGTTTACGTCGGCCGCAATCAGCTTGACGGCGCAACGCTCGACCGCTTTCGCGCAGGAATGGTCACACTCGACTACGACGAAGAAGTGGAACGGGCCCTTTGTGACGAAGAAATTCTCCGCTGGGGCTGGGCGCTTCGGCGTCGAATGCGCGAGAGCGGACTTCGACGCTTCATGTCCATGCGCTTCATGATCGAAATGTCGAAAATGAAGCGCGAATACAACTGGGGAAGGGACCTTTGGGAGCAGCGTTTCTTCGCAGATTGGACCGCGGACGAAAAAGCAACGGTCGGCATCAGCCGAAACTGACGGAGGCGAAGCAATGAAGTATCACAGAAAAGACTTCGCCTCCGTCATGGAGTTGCGAAGCTACTGTCGGGAACAGGACCTGAGAAAGCACAGCGACGACAGAGGGTTTAGCCAGTCCTGGTTTGGACTATCGGGCGGCGCAAAGGCCGTCGACGATATGTTCTTGACGGGTTGGCACGAAGGCGCAGAGCGAATCCGCCAGACTTTGAAGGTTCTGACAGCACCGAAAATCAGCAGCGTCCGACGTAAGCGAGTGCGCGGGCCCATCGGAGACGAGGTTGATATGCAGCGTGTGTATGCTGGCGACCTTGCACGGGCCTGGAGCACCACGACACGGACACCCAAGCGCGGCCGTCAAATCCGGCCGGTCACAATTGTCGTCGACATCAGCACCGTCTGGTCGCGAACTAGCGACGAGTATTTCTGGCGCGGTGCTGTAGCGACGCGCCTTGCTGATGAACTGCAAAAGGCAGGGCGAGCCGTAAGGATCGTGGTGGCGATTTGCCACGACGATGCATTCCGTGACGGTGCGGGGTTCCTGTGCTCCGTAGTCGTCAAGGACTTCCAAGAGCCGTTGAGCTTGGATCGCGTTGCATACCAAACGGCACTTGCTGGCTTCTACAGGTATTACGTCTTCGCGGCAGAGGAGCATGTTGCCGAAGATAACAACACAAGGGCACAAGCTGGTCTAGGTCGTATAGTCACATTCCTTGAGGAGGAGTTCCCAAACTGGGGAGAAAACGTGATAATCGTCCGCGGTGTCTGGCATCGAAGTGATGCGCAGATTTTCCTAGACAGCATCGCGAAATGACTAGTGAGGGGCGTCGGCCCCTCCATACACCCCTGCAGCGTGCGGGGTTGTATGATAGGGCCGACAACCGACAGGGCCAGTAGGAGCGCCACGCGGGGGTGGGCAGGTCGCGCGAGCCGCCGCAACGCGACTAAATAACTGTCCACCCCGCTTTGATCTAGAAAGGAGGCTGCTAATGGAAAAAATCTGTTACGTGGCGGGCTGCAAGAACAGCGCGGTTTTCCGCGGGATGTGCCAAAAGCATGCGAAACGTGAGCAAGAAATCGCCGAAGCACAACACCGACGTCACTTAGAACATCTTGTCGAGGCGTGGTCACATCAAAGCCACGTGGAGTTGGTTTTGGGTGAAAAGTAGCAACGCCAATGGATAGGAGAGATGACCAGATTGACGGTAACAGTACGACGGTACTATTATTGCTCCGTCGTCTAACATGGCAAGACACCGGACAATGGGAGTCCGGAGAAGACGGTTCGAGTCCGTCCGGGGAAGCCGAAACGCGCATATACATATATTATGCGCGTCGTTGCGGGGGTGGTTTCCCGCAGCCTGAATGAGGCAGACCCTCATGTGTTAGATGGGAGGAGGCCAGCAATGGCACGTGCAAAGAGGAAGTTTGTGGCGAAGAAGAAAGTGCAGGAAAGGGTGGAGGAAAAAATGGAAGAGAAAGGGGAAAAGGTGGACCTTGACGACATGGATTATACCGTCGAGAGTGACGCCTATCCCGCGTTCTTGGACGACAATGGGAACCTGCTGTCGGGCGTCAGCCTGGGGTTCAAGGATTTCACGATGTCGCAGAAGGCGGGCAAGGTTGCTTTCTGCGACTACAAAATCGCCTATTACACAGATAGGCGGCGGACCATCATTCAGGGCAAATCCGAGAAGGAGAAACTCCAGGACCGCATCGCCCGCGGACGAAAGCAGCTCGCAGCGATGAAGGAAAAGCTCGAAGCAATCGAGGCGGGCGAGGAGGAATAAGGCCTCACCCATCACGGCCTGGCGAGGGGAGGGGAGCGCTAGCTTCCCTCCCCGACCTTTGCTATGTAATGAGGTGAAAGGAGGTATCAGATGGGTGATACCGAGGAACAAGTTAAGCGGCTGGAAAAGCAGTTAGCTGCAAGGTTGCGGCGGCTAAAGGAAATGGAACTAATTGATTGCGACGGCCTTGCAATACTCGCATCGCTTGAAGCGCGTGCCCGTTATATCAGAAGTCTTCGGGAAGGTCTGCCAGACAAAATCAAGCGGGAGCGTGCTCTAATCGCGCATTTGCGTAGTAGGCTTTGGCGTGCTCTCAAAGAGGACAAGCTGAAGCAAAACATTAGTGCTACAGAAACGCAACTCAAGAAGTTAGAAAGGAAGCTGCAGCGTGAGGCGCTAACGAGAGGGGGGAGATGACGTGGCAAAACGTATTCGCGCCGCGCTCGAGGCAGACACGCTAAGACGTGAAATTGAGGAGATGGAAGCTAGTATCGCGGGCATGGAGAATGCCCTTGTTGACAACGGCGCGCCCGATATGACCTGGCTGGCGGAAGCATGCCACGACGTGGACGGCTTCTACCGCAGATATAGGAGGCTGTGTCAGCTATCAAGCAGTTCTGCTGCAACTAGCTTTGCGCGCCAAGAGCACCGACGTTTATTTGGTGAGTATCCTGAGCCCGAGACTCCCATTGCTATTGTCACATCTCGTATTGGGTACAAATTGCAATACGATGGTTACAAGTCAATGGGGAAAACGTCAGAGCTGTCCGACAAGTTCCTTCAGAACTACAAGGCAGCTATGCGTCTCGACGCAAGCGTGGGCGGATACACATCAGATATGTCCTCACTTCTTAACGTGCTGGCTAAGGCTGAACAAAGTTATAAGACGCCCACCACCAGTAGTACTCAAAGGGGGAATAGCCGTGCGGGAAGTGCATCTGCATATCTGTATGGTGTATTCTGGAACAACAACGAAACTCGACTTTCGGATGAGAAGATTCAAGAAATGGTCCACGAGAAATTTGGGACCAACTGCTATCAACGCCTTTCGCATGTTAGCTGGGTGCGACATAGACTAAACAAAGGTCTCGTAAAATCCTATGGCAAACCCACAACTCCTATTTTGCGGTTTGACGACGAAGGCAGGGTTATCACCGGCAGGGTGAGGCCGCGGCGGAAAACAAAACGTCGTGTTCGCAGATTAACTAGCAAGGTCGATTTGCAACAAAGTATTGAAGAAATGGAGGCGCAGCTGCAAGTTCTCGAACTGGACCTAACAGATGACTAGGAGGCCCTTCGGATGAGAATTGAAAAGTGCCGGGTTGATAATCTCAACCCAGCGCCCTACAACCCTCGAAAGGATTTGCAACCTGGCGACAAAACCTATGACAGCTTGAAACGCAGCGTCGAAACATTCGGCCATCTTCAGCCGATTATTGTTAACAAACGCACGCGTCATGTCGTAGGCGGTCATCAACGGCTGAAAGTCTTAAAAGACTTGGGCCGGAAAATGGTCGACGTCGTATACGTTGATATTCCTATCGAGGAAGAAAAGGCGCTCAATCTAACACTTAATAAAAGTGTAGGTGAGTGGGATGAGCCCAAGCTTGCTTCCTTGCTCCAGGAGTTTGAGGCATTTCCCCAGGTTGAGGTAGAGTTAACAGGATTTACTAAGGCAGAGGCAAAAGCAGTCGTTGACCACCAACTCGATATTGCGGCGGGCACTGGTGAAGATGATTTTGACGTTGACGCAGCGCTAGATAACAAGCAGAAGTTTGTTACAAAGCAGGGCGAACTCATTAAGCTGGGGCAGCACCGCCTGCTGTGTGGTGATTCGACCGACCCTGAACAGGTGCGCAGGCTTATGGATGGTGAGCGCGCTATTCTATTTGCCACCGACCCACCATATCTGGTTGGTCTCGGCCCAAAGGATATATTCAGCCCCAGCAAGAAGCACTTCGGACGGCGAGTCAAAAAGAAAGATTGGTCTGATAGCTACGGTCTGACGTGGGACGAAAAAAACTGGGACCAGAAGCTTTATGAAGGGTTCTGTCGCGCGGCAATTGCAGAAGCTGTTCTCCCGAACGCCGCCTGGTATCTCTGGCATAGCCATAAACACCGAGTGGCAGTTGAAACTTTATGGAATAAGCTAGGAATATTTGTCCACCAGGAAATCATCTGGGTGAAAATGCACGCTGTTATGGCACACTCTGAGTACCGATGGCAACATGAGACGTGCATATATGGATGGGTGAAGCCTAATAGACCACCAACGCACGGCACGGCGGGATCTCCAACAACCGTTTGGCAGTTTAGCCGCCCCACACTAGGCGTTGGAGCAAGAACATTGCACCCGGCCACGAAGCCGATTGAACTATTTGCAATTCCAATGCGACAACACACAAGGCGGGGCGAAATATGTTATGAGCCCTTCTGCGGGAGCGGGTCACAAATCATAGCCGCCGAAAAGTTAGGGCGTCGGTGCTTTGCGCTTGAAATAAGCCCACAATACTGCGATGTAATAGTTCGCCGCTGGATTGCATTTGTTGGAGAGACAGAAGCTCCCGAACTGTTAGTCAGACGATATGCCGTTCAAGAGAAAAAATCCACGCACAAAGTTAAACGTGTTAGGCGTGTAAAGAAGCTGTAATATCCACGCACCACAGAGGAGATGGAGATATGTATAGCGTGTACTGTCCCGCGTGCGGCTGGGTTGGCGAGTCTGATGGCTTCGCCGACGCCTGCCCAGATTGCGGCGCGCGAACGCTCCACGAGATTGACCGCGCGCCCTCCCCGGACGAAGCAGACTTCTACGAGGTGTATGAAGAAGGCGCGCGGCCAGCGATGAGCCTGTCACCGCGTGGCAGATGCGGGGCGGGACCTCTATTATATAAGCATATATATATATAGGAAACGACGCATCGTGACCGTTGCCGAACTAATAAAGAAGTTGAAAATGCACCGGCTAGACGCAGAAGTCGTTATATCGTCTGATGGTGCAGAATTGCCTTCATATATTACATCGGTGCATACACGCGACCAAAATCCCACCACAAAATTGAAACGCGTCGCGGGTGTTAATTATGCGGATTTGCCAAAGCCTCAGGTCCAGATTAACGTGAGCGTATTTTGATGAGTGAAACACGTGTTGTTAACATGCGCCACGAACCCCACGACGTGAGAATTGACCGGCGGACAATGTGGGGAAATCCATTTAGAATTGGGCCAGACGGGACGCGTGAGGAAGTAATAGATAAGTACCGCGAATGGGTATTAACTCAACCCATGTTAATGTCACATCTGAATTGGCTCAAGGGCAAACGCCTAGGTTGCTGGTGTAAACCGCTCGCGTGCCACGGCGACGTTCTCGTGGAATTGATAGATAAGATTGGCAGAGATGCGCAGCATGAAGAGATGCGCAGCATGAAACGTAGGTTCTGGAAACATCAGTTAATAGCGTTTGGATATGCCAGGCGCAGAAGACATCCGGCGCTTTTCATGGAAATGCGTCTCGGGAAAAATCTCGTAACGATCAGAACTGTTATGTTATATAAGCCGCTCGACCCAAACCGCGGCTTGCGAGTGCTAATAGTTGCGCCTCGGAGTGCGTTTGCGGGATGGAAACACGACCTTACGTTGGAGGGGCAGGGCAATGATATAGCGTGGCTTGTCGGTTCACGTAAGGAGCGGCTTGAAGTATTACATAACAAAACTGCTAGGTGGAACATCATAAACAAAGAGGGCTACATATCAATTCCAGAAATTGCAAATCTCAGGATTGTGAACTGGGACGCTGTTATATTAGATGAGAGCACGTTCATTAAAAATCCTAAAGCAAGAGTAACACGGTTCTTCGTGAACCGTTTCCGAGACTGCCCACATCGTTGGATTCTAACAGGCACCCCAAACCCCGAAAGCGACATGGAGTTTTGGACACAGCTATCATTTCTCAATGGGCACTTTTTACAATGTAGAAACTTTTGGGATTTCCGTGCGAAGTATTTTGAGCCTGAACCTGGAGGATATGGCTGGACACCAAAACCTGGAATGTCTAAGATTATTCAGGAAGCTGTAGGAGCGCAGGCGCTTATCATGCGCCGCTCAGACGTAGGTATGGCAAGAGAAAAAATCATCGAGCGGCGAACTGTTAGCTTTCCGAAATCAATTCGGGACATTTACGACACGGCCGAAAATGAATATGTGCTTGTCGCGGGCGCCAAGACAAAAACAACTCAATGGGCAATAGTTAGATACACTTGGCTACGTCGACTGTGTGGTGGTTTTGTAGACGGAAAACTGATCTGGCCTGGGAAGATTAATTTGCTTCTTGAATTGATACAAGGCGAGCTTCGACACGACCCAGTTGTTATATGGTTTAATTTCAACTCTGAGCTATTTGCTGTTCGCGACGCACTTTTGAAGGCTAAGATTTCAAGCACTTATATCTTGGGCGACTTGAGCCCAGCTGAACGCCAGATGCGTCACAAATTATTTCAAAGTGGCAAGGTGCGTGTTCTTCTCCTTCAACAGGCAGTTGCACAGCTTGGTATGGATTTGTCGAGGTCGGATACTGCCATATATTATAGCGAGCCTGTTGGTCGCTTAGCAAATCAGCAGACGCAGGACAGAATCATAAATCTGAACAAAAGTGGTCCATTGCTAATTGTGTACTTGCACGTGGAATCTAGCGTGGATGAAGATGTGCATGAAGTGCTCTCTGGCAAGAAGATACGGGCCGGCATTAGTATGTATCGTGCGCTGCAACACGCGATGAGGCTGAGGAAGGAAGGAGCATGAAAGCCATAAGAATTGTCATGGTGCTGTGCATATTAGTTCTTAACGGGTGTGCTGCACTAGACAAAGCTAATAAATGGCTGGAAAACAACCGCTGGACTATCGAGCGGCAAGAACGTGTTGAGTATCGGCGAATAATGAGACGATTGCGTTGGTCGGAACTTAATAACGACGTCAAGCCCTTCGGATATTATTACAGGCGATATAAATAATGGACAAGAAAGCACTTTTATTCCCGAGCGCATCTGCGCGTCGCCGAAGGGTTACGATTAAGTCCGCGATTTTCGTCGACCCAGGTATTATGGGAACTGGATGGGCGTTTTTCCAGGAGTTAACTACGCTTGGCGATAGCGTTGATGTGCCATACGCCACAGGAGTAGTTCGTGCAGCCAAAAAGGGCGCACGGTGGGACGCCCGCGCTGGTGATATATGCTCAACTATGTCCGGTGTATTCCGTGCGCTTGAAGTTAGAGTTATTGTGATAGAGTTTCCGGAACTATGGGCTACAGGGAAAAGCTACACTAGTGCAGCGGGTCGTAGGAGAGGGCCTGGTGACCTTTTTAAGCTAACATTCTTAATTGGCGGCTTGGGGCAAGTAGCGCGCCAGCAGACTGGAACAAAACCGGTGCTAGTTATGCCTCGCGAATGGAAAGGTCAACTACCGAAAAAGGTGGTTATTGGCAGAATAGCAAAGCGGATTCCTGGCCTAAATCCAGAGGACCATGAGGCTGATGCAATCGGAATGGGGCTTGCAGCACAGGGCTTGTTATGATGGGGCTTCGCAAAATGATAACTAGTAACTATTTAACCTTAGTCAAGAAATACGCTGCATGTAAAGCATGTGGCTTGTGGGAATTCCGCCGCAACGTTGTAATCGGGCGCGGCACTATGCCAGCCTCGGTTATGTTTATAGGTGAAGCTCCAGGCAAAAGTGAGGACTTGATTGGTGAGGCGTTTGTCGGGCCCTCTCGACGCACTTTGGATGAGGGAATCCGCCGAGCGTCAAAACTTGCTGGACTAGCTACAGTTCCTAGTTACTTTATAACGAATGTGGTAGGATGTCGGCCAACAAACAGACATGGCGGCAACAACAGAGAGCCCACGAATGATGAGGCATGGGCTTGCTGGCCTCGACTGCAGGATATATATCTTGCAGTTAATCCAAAAGCTATTGTGTTTTTAGGGAGAGTTGCAGAGCGACACTGCAAAGAGCCATTCCCGTTTGGAGTGCATTTACAACATCCGGCGTTTATTAACAGGGTTGGCGGGACGGAAAGTGCGCAGTTCAGAGCGTTTGTCAGAAACCTATCAGTGGTGTTTGAGAAGGTGTCACATGATGAATAGACATGGGCTGGCGGGCGACATTGAGGCGGGTCTTGTCAGGTAAGACCGGTTGCGGGTGTGCCATAAGGGCCGGCCCCGCCAGCCTTTGCGTTTCTGGGTCAGTGCAGTATATAGCTGGGAGAAGTGCAATGGCTAAGAAAGTGCGGCGCAGTAAAAAGTATACTATCGACATGGGAATCACGCAAAGTCTGGCTCTCGCTTGGCAACGATGCCGGATGGGCGCTCAATATATGATAGATGGGTGGGAAAAAAAAAAAAAAAAACGTAGCG